TGCATCTTCTTAATTTCATTTTTAGATAATAAATACTTATGTGTATATCTTTCTGCAGTTTCTAAATCAGATGCGTAATAGTCAATAAAAAAATCTTGAGCTTTAATAAACTCTGTAACTGGTCTTTGTAATGTAGGATTCCAATATGTTTTCTTAAATGCTGTTCCATATAATGCAACATTAAATAACATTTTATCTAACTCAGGTCCATACTCTGGCATTTGTAATTGTGTTTGCCAATTTAAAAATTGTCTTACACGATTGGCTTGCTCTGTTTTAGCTTGTGTATTAACACCCATAATCCTAGTTCTAACAGGACCTTCAGTTGGAAATAATTCTTTATATGCTTTTGCTTGAAACTTTACGACAGCTTGTGCAAGTACAGGGTGTGTAACTCCAGAAGCTCCAGGGAAAGCACCTGCCCCCTCTTCATATTGCAAACCTAAAAGATTTACACCGTCTTCTGCTATCTCATCATACTCTTGTCTTGACTCTTTATCTTTTTCAAAGCCATCCATTAATTCTTTAGATACAGTATCTATATCTTCATCAGGCATCATCTCAGCTAAATTTGCATCATGCGGCCCAAACGGAGATGGAACATCTTGTTCCAACATACCCATAGCTTCAAGTTCTTCTAATTCTTTTTGATTTTCTAATGTGATTTCTGCTCCGCCATCAGGCATTACAGTTACGTCATCATCTGGCAGATTTGCAGATAACGATGTATCTTCTGGTAATTCTATTCTTTTTTCTATAGCCATGTATCCCCTTTAATAGTATGCTCTAGTTTCTCTATTATAAATCTCTTGTTCTCGTTTGTCAAGCCAAGTATCTTTACTATTATTTACATATCCACCATTACGCATCCATATCAATGCCTGCGTAACTGTGTCTACATAATCATCATGCATCCCTGCGGGGAAAGCTCTAGTCTCATCTATAACTTCCATAGCCCAATCTTTTCGAAAGGGGGCAAATATGCGGCGATTGTGAAACAAACCTGTGATCGAATATGCTCTAGCAACTTTATCTTTGTCAGGTTGATACTCAAATATTGGTAAACCTGTTAAACGTAAGTCTTGTATTAAAGATTGTCCTGAAGCTTTCTTCTCTATCAGTATAGAATCAGGTTCATGTTGTTTAAACTTTTTAACTGCTTTCTCTCTAAGTGTCGGATAATCCCATCTTCCTTTTTCTGCTCCTAACAGTATTAAATTTGGAACATCTAATCCTTTGGTAAACACACCCCATGTGGTAACAGCAGAATAATCTGCAGTATTACGTGTAGAAAAAGCTGTATCCCAAGATTGTATTATATATTCGCACTGAGGTGGGTCTGGACTTTCCCAGTTTTGCCACCAATCTAGTTTAATTATGTTACCTTCTTCTGCAGATGGCGCCTGACTGTACAATGCATCAAATTTAAATGGTGGTGTATTGTTTTTTGTACGGATTATCTCCTCTGTTGACCAGTGAAACCCGTCTTTTGCGTCAGATTCTGGCCAAAATGACTCACCTAACTGCAATTCTGTGTAATTTTCTGATAAATAGCCCTGTTCTACTAGTTTTTCCCTGGCATCTTCTAGTTTTTCTAGCGATTCTGTAGTATTTAGTGCAGGAATACGCACAACTTCCCAAGAATCTGACATAGGAGAGCTATCTTCTAGCGATAATAAGTGTCCAGCCAAGTCTCTTTCGTGCCATCTTGTCATAACTATGACAACTTTACCTCCAGGCATGAGTCTTGTACGCAAACCAGACGCATACCACTCGTTTAAAGCTTCTCTTCTAGCTTTTGAAAACGCATCTTGCTCTGATATTGGGTCATCTATGATAGCTAAGTGTGCACCAAAACCTGCAATACCAGATCCTGAACCAGCTGCTAAGAAAGATCCTGCATCTTTTCCTTTATGTTGCAGACTCCAGCTGTTTGCAGAACGATTATCTTTACGAATATTTATTTGTGGAAAGATAGATTTGTATTGTGGGGTATTTATAATATCACGTATGGCACGGCCGAACCTTGTTGCTAGATCATCACTATGTGATACAGCTATCTCTTGCCAATATGGATTCTTACCCAGTGCCCATGCAGGAAAGTATGTAGATGTAATTAAAGATTTACTAGAACGAGGGGCAACAAATACCATGAGTCTATCTGACTCACCACTTGCAATCTTCATTAGTTGATCACAAAGTAATCTGTGATGCGGCCCAACACTAAAAGATGGATTCATTAGCATGACAAATGCTAATAAATCATCTCTTGCCTGTTGTATTGCTACTCTTGTAGCGGCGTTTCTATCTTCAGTCGTTAAGGACATATACTTCATCTCCCCATATCACAAGTTGCGTAAAGGCGTCTTGTGGTGGATTTTCTGGATCGTATATATCTAAGTTTGGATGCAATACCATGTTGACGTCTCCTGTTACGTTTATTGTTGCCATTAAAACTTTTTCTTATAACTTATAGTTATTTTGTCTTTATTTACATCTGCTGAAAAACCAGCATCTTTTATTTTGTTAGTTATGTTTTTTACTTTAGTATAACCTGGTATATTAGATGCAACTTTGTCAACTTTATTTAAAGCCATGCTTTTAATTTTATTAATAGGATTATCTATCTTATCATTGGTTGTAAAGTTTGACATTATCTCCCTCTGCTTCCACCGATTTTTTCTGACATCATTTTTTTACGTAGTTTGTTTTTAGCTTTACCCTCGGCTCCTCTGTCAAATTCGCCTTCACGTTCTTGTTTTTTTACAGCATTTAATAAAGAATTAAATTTTAAACCATCGGCTTTCATTCTTTCTTTTAACTTTTGTATTTGAATTTGATACTTGTTTCTGCTATCGCCTTCAACTTTAGTGCCAACAAGTTTGTCTTTGTTAGATAATAAAGCTTTTAGTTGATCGCCATATTTATTCATAGCATCAGGTTTATCTTTTGTCTTTTTAGCAGCTTTATTTAAATCAGATGTTTTCTTTGCAGATTCAGTTACAGTTGTTTCTCTAAGATTAGCTCCTTCAACTTTGCCACCTGTGTTTATGTTATTTCTATTTTTTGGTTGTATTGCTTCATTTTTCTCTAAATTCTTTTTTAGATTTTCTTCATACTCTTTTTGCATAGCGTCCAATGATACATTCATTATTTACCTCCTACGATTTTTAATTTTGGTGCAGCAATTTTTTTCAGACGTTCAACATCGCGTTCGATATCTTCCTCGGAGTTGCCAGTAGAGAATGCGTTTTGCACATTCATCTCAGTTACATTCTTATCAGTCCACATAGCTTGATGTTTACCTAATAATTCAAGGGAGCGGATAGCCGCGTTATAATCGCCCTCCTGCTCAGTCTTCTCAGCGATACGTACTAGGCGGCGCAATATATCATCCGCTTCAATTTTAGTACGCTTTGTCTGTTCGGCTTTAAGTTCTGATATCCTTTTTGCCACTAGTGGATTACGAATCATAGTCCATGCGTTTTTCTTTGCATGTTGTTCGCCGTATCCAGCGCGAATTGCTGCAGGAACAGCCGACAAGTCTTTAATAAATTCTTGACAAAACTGCTCTTGTTGTGGAGTTAGTGTATCGCCTTTAGCCATGTAAATATTATAACGCAAATGGTATTGAAATACAAGACTAGGTACGCTATAATATGCTTGTATGGTCGAAAGATCATACGTCTCCTGTATAGTGGGAGAGGATTCAAACGCTACATATCACACACATACTTCACACAAAAGGCGTTCCTCTCCCCTAACTAAAAAAAAAACGTCAAAATTTGAAAAAATTTTTTGAGGTGCTTATGTATATGTTGCGCGCGCGTAAACTTTCTCCCCCCTACCCAATCTAATCGACCACCCCCCGCCCCAATGGGGTGCGACAACTTGACGCGCGTCAACCTGCCATGCGACAACTTGTCAATCTAGGATCTTAGCCATGCGTTTTTTGCATATCTGTTATGCAAAAGTAATATATTACAAAGGTTTCGAAATGTGCATAATAGGGTTTTTAGGATTTCTGAAAACCTAGTTAAACCTTTTACAGTTCGGTATGGGTTTAGAAGTTATCCACAGCCCTGTGGATAAGTCTATTGACAAAGTTTTCAAAATATGAGATTCTAAGGAAATTAAAAAAAGTGAGGTATTATGGCTAAATTTTCAAATGGGAATCAAGTTTATTCTCAAAGAATGACACCTGTTGGAAAAACTTTGGTTTTCCATCAAAGTAGTGAAGAATGGTTAGATGTTTCGGAATCTAACAAAATATCAACTAGGTATCCAAATCACAAAGTTGATTGTTCCGAAGCTAGAATTAATGGATTTCATAGGCACAAGGTCAATGAAGTAATTGAACAAGCAAGAGCTAAAAAAGGTAGAAAACCAGCTTGGCTTAAAATGTTTAAATAAAAGTGAGGTAATATGAAAAACAATATAGTTGATATAAAAGACAAAAAAACTTTAGTAAGATTGTTAAGGAATTGTTACTATGTATATGGTTATGTAATATTTAATTCCAATGAGGGCAGTTATGTTAAATTACAAAAAACCGATTTAATGGGTAAGTTATTAGAACTTGATAATATTGATATGACTAAGTACCAATATGATACTCACGATAACATAGTATATATTAACTAAGGAGAAAATATGCTAACTAGAAAACACTTTATTGAAAGTGCCAACGATATTATAAGGGTAGCTAAGGGCTACCCAAATAATACTAGACTTATAAATAATTTGATTAGAACTAAATGTGAAGAATTTAGTAAAATCAATCCTAGATTTGATGAGAAAAAATTTAGGGAATATATTAAAACACAAGGAGATAAATAATATGAGCAGATACAATAGACGATACAAAAAAGCATTTAATCCATGTATCAATGCGGAAGAAGTTCTAGAAAAGTTAGATATTCCCACAATGGAATCTAGCTTGGTTGACAACGATTGGGATAATTTAACCCATGATGAGCAATACCAAATAAA